ACAACCGCGGGAGGAAACCTCCGCGGCAACAATGCCGTTGACTTTACCTATAGCCGAGGAGCAGCCGCAGACGTTGCGTCCGGGGCTGGCGCGGTGGCGTTCCAAAAATCCCGATGCACAGGAACGGACGCGTTTAGCTTGGGAAACGGAACCGCTTCCGGCACGAATTCATTTGCGGCAGGTCAAGCCACCCCATCAGCATCCGGCATCCTGGCTTTCACATTTGGGTACAGCTCAACGGCTTCTGGGAATTACTCGTTTGCCTTAGGCTTGTTTGCCACTGCCGCAGGCGTTGGAGCGTGGGCCGCCGGTGAACGAGCAAACGCGCCTCTTCACGGCCAATTCTCGGAATCCGCAGGCCCATTTGCATCAACCGGCGACGCTCAACGCTCGCGCCTCATGGCTCGCCGCTCGACGACGGACGCAACGCCGTCAAACCTGTTTCTCGACGGTTCATCCGCTCGCGTATTAGTACCGGCAAACTCCTCCGGAGTTGCGATGATTACCGTAGTTGCCCGCACGAATACAGCGGGAGACCAGCACATGACTTGGCGCAGGCGTGTGAATTGGGAGCGCGGCGTTGCCGTTGGAACGGTCTCCGTTGATGTTGAAACAATGGGCACCGATCGAGGTTACACCGGCGGCGCGTGGGGCGCTGGCCCCGCTTGGACTTTGGCTATCACCGCCGACACAACCAACGGGGCAATCAACATCATCGGCACCGGAGCGGCGGCAACAAACATTCGCTGGGTAGCGGACATAGAATGGGTGGAAACAACCTTCGCGTAATATGCCTACAAACATACCAGAATCACAGCACGAGACGCCGCTTCGGCGGCAAATCACCAGCGTTTCTATCGGTGTTGAACTCGACACCAAAGCCACGCCTTCAGCCATCCCAACACTGACAGCATCTGTGCAATTTACAGATCTTTTTGTAACGGGCGCAGGGAGTGTTGTCCCATACCATGTAGCTGGCTCCGTCACAATCACGCACGAAGAGCTGCTAGCATTGCCTAATGCGGCAGCCGTGATTATGGCGATTCAGACCCTATCATACGAGCGTGCGGAGGCTCAAGGTCTATGAGACCACGCACCAGAATTTCAGGTCCTAACGTACTGTACACCGGTAAACCCCTTTAATGCCAATGACTATAAACACATCAACACCGCACGCTGTACGTGCAACTTTATTGCGTATTATAGCACGTATTGCGAATTTGGAAGCACGCACACCGTCAGTAACTGTGGCCACCGAGCAAGCTCTGATCGTAGGATCTGGTGATCCGACTGGTTCGGTTTCTGCAACTGGACCTGCAATCTACATGCGTACTAACACTACGCCTCCAACACTGTATTTCAAAACTTCGGCTGGAACTTCAAACACTGAATGGTCATGATTAAACATCTATTCGTTTTTCTTTCATTGGTGTCGGTGGCTTTTGCACAAGTCAATACATCGCACCTGAAGGGCACGACCAACAACGTGCAGTCTCAGCTCAACGCCAAGGTCCCATTGACCGGCGGCACCATGTCCGGGGCGCTCAACATGGGATCGCAGAAGATCACGAGCCTAGCTGTTGGTACGGAGTCAACGGACGCGACCACTCTTGGGCAGATCGACGAGCGGATCACGGTCGATCAGTCAAGGGACAACATCGTGTTGAACCCGGCCTCGAACTTCATCGTCGACGCGAACGCCGGAACCCGCGAGGTCACCCTGCTATCAGCCTCCGGGGCGCAGCCTTCGCGGGTTGGAACATCGACCCACACCATCGCCGGTTTCGTGGCATCAGGCACCGTGGTTGCCCGCCGGACCTACTACGTCACCGGATCCACAGGGCAGGTCACCTACAACGCCGTTGCTTACAATCCTGGGGACACCTTCGTCGGCGTGTACGGCACCAAGACCTTTAGCGCCACCGGTAATTCCGGCGTGAAGGACAACACCAGCCGGCAGGCCGATTCCTCCTACACGGCCGGGACTGCATATGTGTCCAGCATCCTCGGCGGATACGACCACCTGAACAACCAGATCGCCGGGACCATTGCGGGAGGGGGACACAACGAACTCCGCAGCGGCGGCAACCACGCGACGATTGTTGGTGGTAGCTACAATGTGCAGAAAGCGGGACTTTACTCATTCATTGGCGGAGGCACGCAGAACCAGCAGTCACAGGATTTCGGTCTGATTGGCGGTGGGTGGGGCAACTGGATCACCTCGGACAACGTCTCCGGCGCGGACGAGTCTGCGATCGTTGTCGGGCAAGAGAATCAGATACAAGACGCGGGCTGGGGATTCATCGGAACCGGGCTGAATCAGCGGATCCTGAATCCGAACAATACGGCCGGGATGAACTACAACACCCTGCTTAATGGTACTGGCAGCACGATCAACGGAGGCACGCACCAATTCGGCTCTGGGCTCAATTTGACGTTCGCGGGGGATTCGTCTGGTTACAATAGTCTCTGGGGAGCGAACAACACAGTGGGTGGCACCAGCGCCTACAATCTCCTGATGGGATCTCAGACAGTTTCAACTAACTCTCCAAGAGTCCTGTCGGTGGGAACAATCAACACGATCACCAACTCGACGATGGTGGCGAATCTTGCCGACAATTCGACGGTGTCGCTGGCGTCCTACGCCTACAACCTCGGGAACGCCAACACGGTCAACGGGACCACCTACACCTACCTCCTCGGGCGTCAGCTCTCCTCCGCCGACCTTGCAAGCCCGTCGGCAAACGCGGACTATGCTACCGCGTTTGGTTGGCAGGCCGTGATCCGGGCCTATGGCCAACGAGTCGAGAGCAACGGCAACGAGTCAACGGTCAACATCCAGCGCAGCCGGTACATCCTCAAGCGGAGGTCTGCGATGACTACGGGCGTGGACGTGCAACTCCGACTGGATGGCTCTGTCGAGTTCCTGTACGTGCCAACTAACAGCGTCTGGACGGTCACATCCTCCATCACTGCGGTTCAATCCGACGGAGTAAAATACGGGTCATGGACGTTGACGTTCGCTGTCCGCGACGCTGCTGGAACGCTCTCCCTGCTTGGATCTCCGTCCTCGGTCGTTGTCCACGACGGGCACTCCACGACGTGGACAATCGCCCCGGCCATTCGATCAGACGCGACCTACCGAGGCATCGTCCTGAACGCTCGGGGTCTAACCGGCGAGACGATCACATGGGGCGCTTCACTGGATGCCATGGAACTCAACGGGGCGTGGTAAAATTTAACTATGAAATACATACTGTTCCTAACCCTCCTGTGCACTGGTTGTGCAGGATTCAAAACTACACAAACAGATGAGCGACAACTCCCAGACGGATCGTACACCAAGATTACCACGCGTGCCTCGAGTCGCACGCTCTTCACGAGTAAGTCGGATCTCGCGAACTTCAAGGCTTCCCAGACCGAAGGACAACAGTCAGCTACCGTTGGATCCCTCGGGCAAGCCTCCTCCGGAACCAACGCCGTAGAGGCATTGAAATCCCTTGATTCAATTCTAGGGAAGATTCGATAGCCTCGCTCGCCTTCCCAACGGCTGGCGTGCGGCACCCGCCGCACGCCCTCGAATGCCCTTGGGATGGATCTTTCCTTCTCCCGGTCCGCGCGCAGCGCGCCCCTACAAGACAAGCAGCCTATGTTCCTAGGAGTATCCAACGCCATCTACATTGCAAAGACCGCAAGTTTTCACAAGCTTGCGGTTTCTTGCGCTAATGCCCTCAACCTTACAATTCGCCCAGCTTCCTCCTCATTCCTTAATGTAGGTCCACCGAATAGTCCAGGAAAAGGTATACTCTTCACAATGTGGGACGCAGACGACCTACCAATAGAACTGCGCAACTTAAAGCGCTTCTCTTCGCTTATCGTCCCTTCCACGCATAATGCTAAGCTCTTCCGTAAATACTTCCGTGGACCGATAGACATCTGCCCACTATTCGCAGACACTACTTACCTTCATCTTCCTCCAACACGACCTTTCGGATTTGTTACCGTTGCGCGAGACGACAACACGAACAATCGCAAAGACACCGATCGTCTGCCAGAACTGTTCACTAAAGCGTTCCCAACACAAGACGACGTGTTCCTTACCGTGAAGATGTCACCTTCTTGTAAGAAGCGCTGGACATACGATAAACGAATCACCCTCTCATACGAAGACCTTACTAAGTCCGAATACGATGAAATGCTAGCTAAGCATCATTGCGGCATTTTCCTCTCAGGCGCAGAAGCTTGGAATCTTCCTGCCTGTGAACTTGCTGCCATGGGGCGCCCGAGTATCCTTATCCCTCTGAACGGCCCAGCAATGTTTACTACTCCAGAAACTTCTTGGCATTTACCTTACAAACTTGTAAAAGCTCCTCGCGCAGTTTACCGTTCAACAGGACATATCGGCAGGGCCTCTGATGCTGGTATCATTCAAGCTATGCAAGAAGCATATTCCGATCAACTTCTCCTTGCAGAGAAAGCAGTAGCTTCAGCTAGAATGTCACACGAATATACAGAAGCTCGTTTTGCTCAACGCTTGCGGGATATAGTAAGGAAATATGCCTAACGGATACGGACTAAACTTTAAGAAAGCAGTTGCAGGACTTTCTCGTTCATTCAAGAAAGCCTGTGGCGCTACGAAGAAGAATCAGGAATTAGTAATTCCTGCTTTTTCGTATCCATTCAACACTAGTGCAACGGCGTCACAGATAGTTGCAGTCTATACTGTACCTATTACCACGCCTTGGACTATCCGTTATCCTGTCACACGTCCATCTACTTCGTTCGTAGCTGTCCTTCGTTGGGTTACTGCTGGTGTCACATATCGTTACAAGCTCTGGTCAGGTGTCGGCGAACGCCTTGCAGTTCCTTCTTACATTGGAGAAACTATTCCTGCTGGCGCCGCCTTGGAAATCTGGACTGCCTCGTCTAGTTCAGCTACTCTATCCTCTGAGTGGCGTATTCCTCTTGGCATTCTCGAAAACCCTTCCACTCCTTGCGACGCTGACGGTACCGACATTAATCCTACTGTCTGTATTGTTCCTTCTTCCGGATCACTTTCTGTTCACTTAACCAGTTGCGCTGCTTAATATGCCTACCGCCGAAGAACAAGTTTTTACTCTTGGTACAGACCTCACGCCTACACTTGGTGCTGGGGTCGCACTTATTGAACAAGCCATTGAGCTTGCCACTACAACCTCATATCGTGGCCTAGTCATCTACTCAGATACTACACCCGCTACGTCTGGTCAACCTTCTGGTTATCCAACAGGTTGGTATGAATGGCACAAACGGTGCCTTTGGCTTAAACCTTCTACCGGTGAGGTGTTCAGGTGGAATGGTACTACCTGGGCTCTTTCATTAGCGAAGCCCGGTGCTAATTCTGTCGGCACATCTGAGCTGATTGACGATTCAGTTACGATTGCTAAGCTTAATCCTACTGGCGGACAACAGTATCAGATCATACGTGTTAATGATGCAGAGGATAGTTTTGAGTATATCGACGCGGCTGATTTGTTTGGACCTAATGAGCTTGATATAACTAAGCTTGGTGGATCGTCTACTGGTTCCTTTGTGCTTACACGTAATGGCACAAGTAAAGCCTGGACGTTGTTTAATTCCGCTACTATCGTAGGTTTGTTTGGCGCCAACTCGTTTCCTATTGACTATTTGGTTAGAGGTTCTGCTTTGCAAGTGCCCATGACCAATGCAGCAGGCACTGCCGTTACTTGGGCATCTGTGCTTACAGGTATTGCAAACTACACCATCCCGCTTACCAAGATTTCCAAGACTATTGCTGATGCAGGTAAGTGGCTTCGTGTGCAGGCTGACGGATCTGTGCTTCCAGAAACTCTGTCTACATCTTCTTCGTCTGGTACCACTTTTGCCAGCGAGAGTGAAGTTACTACCGGAACAGAAACCACAAAGGCAATTTCGCCTGCTACTGCTGGATCAATTCCTGGACTATGGACTGCTTCAGGTTTTATTGATTTAACTATTAATAATGGTGGTACTGATGATGTAACGGCTGTCGCTTTGGTAGCCGGCTCTAAAGGTATAGCTTCTATAGCGGATGATGGCTATAGCTATTCAGGCCCAACTACATGGAATGGTTCCTTTATAATTACCTTTACGAAGCCTTTGCTTTCGGTTTCAAGGATGACAGTTGAGCCTGTGGATATTGCTGTGATACATCCCGCTGGTGTAAACGGTATTACGCCTACGCAGGTAATTGCCAGATTGTCTGATACACAGTTACGCATAAGGCTGACCTTGAGTGTTGCCGCTAGTGGTGTTTACCGTATGCCGTTTATCCTTTACTAATATGTTGCGCAACATTCTTTCAGAACTGTCAGAAGCTATCTCTATTCCTGCAACCTCCGCAGACAATAGAGCGCAGCTTCTCCGCTACATCAACCGTGCGTACCACGAGTTCTACTCGACTTGTGATCTTCCCGGCTCTATCTGGGAACAAGTCTTCACACTCACGGAAGATGTCCAACAGGTCTCTCTTCCTTGGTACGTAGGCCAAGTGCGCATGATGCGTCGTCCGTACACGCGTCTCAAACATGTCATCGAGAACCTAGCTCCACGCTATCACAGCGCCCGATGGACCCAACCGTACAAGACTGTACGGTTTATGGCTACTCGTGCGCTGCACACTCCGCTTGCACTTGAGTCACAAATCACTTTCACTCTTGCGCTCGCACAGACTATCCCCTTTACTGTAACAATTACTGGTCAAACGCCTTCCGCGGCGTCGATTACCGAGACCGTTACGTTCCTCGCAGGCGAACTTACAAAGACCACTACCAATCAGTTCTCCAAAGACGATCCTATCGGTATCTCTTCCATCTCTAAGTCAGAGATCCTTACCTGTGACCTACAGGTAAAAGACGGCTCGAACACTGCACTCTCTACAATTCCTGCTCAGTTGTCACAGGCTCATCACATCATACTGATGACCAATGACTATGATCTAGGAACCTACACCAACGCAGACAACCAAGTCGAACTGCTCTATAAACGGACGTTCGTACCAGTCTATAACGATGAAGACGAATTCTGTACGCCGTTACTTGAAACTGCGATTCTATGGAAAGCTCGTGCATATGCCTACTCGATGGCGAAAGATGAGCTATCGGCGCAGCAAGCGATACTCGCCGAGCAAAAAGCAAACGACTTGGCGGCCGAAGTATTGAAGAATATGTCTGACCAGACAACGGCTTTCATGTCTGTAGCAGAGATGCCCGGCGAAAGCGCTGCCCTCCGCGTCTATAATCCCTTCACTTCGCGTGACGGTACTACTAACTTCCTATGGTAAAAAACAATTTCAAGGGTGGCATTCAGACACAGGCTTCTTCCGAGAAGTCTGACTTTGATAGCACGTATCAGTTGTTGGTCAACGGACGTGTGCGCAATAACGTCGTTGAACCAGTAAAGTCTCCAGTAGAGATTCCCGTACCGGAAGGCCTATTGCAATGCCTTGCCTCGTTCGACGATAACATTGTCTGTTTCGTAGCTGGTGTTGCATACTACCGTAAGACTTCACAGGCTTTCTGGACACAGATCACCGGCGCACAACTTAGTGATACTGCGCCTCGTGTGTATCTGGAACTACTTCCGGGTTCGTCCGTAAACTTTGTCCGTAAAACTGCTTATGCTGTACTTGATGAAACCAGTCCTACTGGTGCATCACGCGCTTGCCTTTTCTGTACGGACGGAGAGACACAGCCTATCGTCATCTTTCCTGATGGTTCCTCACGCACCACGAAAAACTGGGCAGAATGGACAATCACGGATCGTGAGTATGTGCCTATCTGTATTTGCCCTCGCTTTATCGGAGCAAAATTGTACGTCTTCATTAAAGACAGTGATGGACGTTTTACTCAGATCGCACACTCAGTTACAGGCCGCCCTCTTGATTTCGTACTGCTCGTAAACGATGCAGGCGATAAAGCTGGTCCCGGAGAGAATGAGTTTGGCGCACCTGCTCTGCGCTTCCATGTAGGCTATGAGCCTCTTACTGCTATCTCTGCCGTGCCGGGCGCAGATGGTGCGTTTATCGCATCTTCTATTAAGCGTTCTACTCAGGTAATTCCTGACTTCGATAGGCTCACTGGCGGCGAGCCTACGTTCCGGCGGCAACCTTTGTTCGATGTTGGTTGTTTCGGTCCAGAGGCCATCACCGATGTCAACGGTGACACTGCTGTCGTATATCCCGGAGGCATTCGCACCTACAATGCAGTCATGCAGTTGAAGTTTCAAGGTAAAAACTCTCCGCTCAACAGACAGATTCAGAATCTTACCACCACTGCGCTTCAAACTACTGGCGCTACTTGCCAGTTCGACAATTACACTGGTTTCGCCGTACAGACTAGGTTCGGTCCCGGTATTGTTTGGTGGGACCAGACACTTGGTGTGTTCGTGGCACTTGACATTTGGCCAGGCGTGGCTAAGGTTGTTGAGTTTGCACCAGTAATCACTGCCACAGAATCCCGACTGTTCTTCCGCACAGAAGACGGTAAGGTTTTCGAAGCTTTTGCAGGCTCATATGGAGAAAACCAAATCACTCTACAGGATCTATCACCGGCTGACGGCGGTTCTGTTCTATCTTTGCGTTCTTTTAGCGCGGCTTTCCTGTTGGGCACTACACCGGGTTATGCTTCTATTGATGTGTATGCAGATCGTGACCTTGTGCATACTAATACAGAGACAATTCCTGTAACTTCTGCACAAGAAGATCCTTCTGCGCGTCCAATTACTCCGGGAACTATCGTACCTGACGCATTCATTGGTGACTTCAAGGTGCCACAGCCTATTCGCGCCTACAAGAATACAGTAGTTATTCGTTGGACAGGTGACGCTAAGCTGTCGTCACTGGAAATCAATGAGGAAATCACAAGGGGTACGTCTAACACTGCTGTTCCTGCTGTACAGTCTGTGATTCCTGACCACAAGCTTATCTTCTTCTCTGATGATGGGCTAATTAACACAGCACGCACGAACAATTACTCACGCATGCGTCGCGAAGACAGTGTTACCGCGTTCATCGGCGCTGGCGATCATGCTTACAACAGCGGCAGCGATGCAGAAGTCACGGCTAACTTCTCAACCTACTGGGGAATTGAGAAGCTAGCCGGTAAATTCTATGCTGCTCCCGGAAATCATGACCTCGACACCGACAATGGGCGACCATTCTTCCAGTTCGTGCGTCAGACTCCAGAGCGCTATTCCAAAACACTGTTCGGCGCACATACGGAAGTGTTTCTTTTCAATTCCGGACTTAATACTGCCGGAACACAGACAGATCCACTCAACTCCGATGGCGCAACGCTACTTGATTCTACCCAAGCTAAGACATTGCTTAGGGATCTAGCTGCATCTACTGCACGTAACAAGATTGTCGTGTGGCATCATCCACCATACACGTCTTCTTCTACGTATTATCCCGGCATTTCAGTATTCCGTCCGCTTACGGAAGCAATCGCCAATGCAGGTGCCTCGGCACTTGTTTGCGGACATGCGCATCTGTACGAACGCCTGAATAAGTACCTTCCTATCTTCATTGTTGGTACTGGTGGTGCAGCGCTGCACTCACTTAGTACGACACTTGCAGAAGGGTCTAAGAAACAAGTTATAGACTATGGCTATCTCAGGGTTAACGCCGGACCACTTCGATGCATCTGGGAGTTCGTCGGATCCTCAGGTTCCGTCTTGGATAAGTTCATCACCTGAGGTTAAACTGGAGCAGTTGTACAGTTATGTGCGTGCAAATGATAAATTAGCATACACGCACATGACTGACAGCCAGCTTCGCGAACACCTTAGATTTAGTATCTATACAGCACAGGTACTTATTCGAATTGACGACGAAACAAACGAAATAAACGGTTTAGCTACTTGGACGATCCGACCAGATCACCAAGTAGTTTTTCTTGTAGGTATCTTAGGAGACAAGGATTTCCTAAAGTACATGATACATGAATGGCAAAACCAATATCCTTACTACGATTTAATGTACTTCCGTAAAGGACGTGCAGTGCGACGTAAAAACACAAACATTCTACACTTGAACTAATATGGGCGGCGGACCAACCTATCAAAACAGTCAGGAAACTACAGCAGATATGATGAAGGCATGGACACAATACATGCCTGAGCTTACCCGCGTAACGGGTGAGAACATTCTGCCTATGGAGCTTGCTCAGTTGAAGGCACAACAGCAACTCGCGCCTCAACAGGCACAGTTGAGCTATGATCTTGCAAGCAAATACCTGCCACAGTTCACACAACTGGGCGTAGACCAAGCAAGCCAGCAGGCAATGGGACAAGCAGCTTCTGACAATGCTTTGATGGCGGGTCCCGGAAAAGAGCTTGCTGCGAACACGCTAGCCATTCAACAGATCCTTGATCCTGAGTTCTACAAGTCGCGCGGACAAGCTGGCGATGCGTTGACTAGTCTGTTTGGTTCACTCGACGATCCTACGACTGGGCTTTCCGGTGCCGAGCGAGAGGAGGTGACACGCACGCTCGCGCGAGACAATGCTTCTCGTGGCAATCTTGACGCTACACAGAATTCTACCGTGGAAGCTGCAATGCAGATGGGCAGTGCAGGACAAGCTCGTAAGTCACAAAAGCAGGCTGCTATTGGACAAGCAGTTCAGGCTGCTGCCGGAGCAATGCCAGCGTTCCGTACTGGTGTTGACGCACTACAGCTTACGACTGGTAGACCTTCTACGCCTAACGTTGGCCTCGGACAGTTCGGCGGTGTGCAACAGGTAGGCAACAATACTATGCAGCTTGGCTCACAGTTGATGCAACAGACTGGTACGTTCGCAGGTAATAACCAGCAGAACCAAGCGACGAAGAAGGATACGTTCGATAAGGTTAGTCAAGTCATGGGATCTATTCCTAGCGTGTCTTGCTGCTGGACCTTCCGTGAGTTCACTGACAAGTTTCCGCACGGTGTGCCTTGGTACGTGCGTGCTTCTCGTGACGCACATTATACGCCAGCGCGCCGAGAAGGCTATCGTCTTTTCTCTAAGTATATGGTACCCCTTATGCAGAAGAGCAAAGTAATCAGGCTTATCGTTGATCTCGCCTTCGTTGATCCTCTTACCAAGCATGCGGCTTGGCTAGCCGGAATCAACAAGTACGGTTGGGTCTTCGAGCCGTTGAAAGTTGCATGGTTAGGCTTTTTCCAACTGCTAGGCTCACGCAATGGAGAACCTGCCGAGGCTTACACCTAAGCTTCGGAAGGCGATCTGTTGAGTTCTGGTACCTTCCGGCGAACACATACATCCCACGGCATACTCATGGCTTTTTTAGCTGGTTTGTGCTACTGTTTGGTTCAGGAGCCGAGATAGGTCGAGGAACACAGTCTGGCAGTTGGACGCTCTTTAAGGTTCACGAAGTGCCTGCGGGTGTTGTACACTGGTTGTACGCGCCTCAGGCACTTCTTTTTGTTTCATATCAATCACACAAAGATACAGCAGTAAGTGCGTCGGAGGATTTTATTTATGACAACGACACAGCAAATTTATCTAGATAGACTGCGAGCTATTCGTGCGCCTAAGCGTGCTAGTATTGGCATTGGTGGAGGCTCTGCTGCCGGAGCCGCTGCTGGTGCGCCTATTACTGCCGATCAAGGACCATTGCCTGACGGAGGCAATCTTGGTCAGTCGTCTATGCCCAACATGCAGTCAGGCGTTGTGCCCGGCCGCAATCGTATGAGCATAGGCAATAGTGCGCGCGGCAATATTGACCTTGGCTCGTTCCTGTCTGCGAGACCGAACCAAGACGCGATTAACCAACTCGCACAGAATCCACTCGCACAGGTAGATCCTTACAAGGCTACTACTGGCGTTGGTGGATTCTTCCGTAGGCTTCTTGGTGATGACGCTAACGAGCGCAATGAGATGGCCGCAGGTCAACGCGGACAAATGCTTGCCAAGAAGTGGCTTATGGATCAACAGACGCAAGGACGAATGGGCATGTTGGACAAGCAGCATCAGTACGAGATGGAACGTTTGAAGGCACAGATTGAGGCTGATAATACAAGGCAAGCTAATGCTGACCAGACTGCGCTGCAACGTCTGCGCTTGCAGGATCAGAATAACCTCGGGCTTGAAGGAATGCGTGCAGTCAACGATTTGATTGGCAAATCACAAGATCAATCGTTCCGTGCGCGGCAGGGTGCGCTTGAGCGTGACGTGACTATGCGCGGACAGGACATTAACGCTGACGTTGCACAACTACATTATGGCCAAACTAAGGATGTAATGCCACCTGGATGGGGTAGAATCGAAGGTCAGACATTATATCCTGATCCTATCACAGGTGAGATGAAAGTATTTACTGGTGTAATGCCTGCGCAAGGTGGCCTTGATCCAGCGGCCAGACAGCGCGCGAAGGAGCTTAATGCCGCTAAGCTTGCACAGAATGAAATCGAAAACCTTCAACAGCCCGGCACAGTGCTTGGCGGTATCGGAACTGTAGCCTCAGATGTCGGTGGTGCTATTAGCGGAGCTGTTGGTAAAGCTGCGCCTTATGTCCCAGGACTTTCAGGCCTTAGCGCTCTTGGTGAAGAGAAGGACCGTCTGTTCAATTACTTTCGGCGTATTGCGTCCGAAAAGAAAGCACGTGAACTTATGAAGCGTGGTCTCGTTAACCCAATCCCTACCACTGAATAACATGCCTATTACTGCACAACAGAAACTAGAAATCCTTCGTGAGGTTGGTGCCGATCCAGACAAGTACTGGCTGGACGACGAAGGCAATGTCATTGACTTGCCTAAAGATTCGTCCGCGATGGCAGGTGCCAAAACAGCACTCCTTAACTTGCCACGAACTGCGGCAGGTGTCGGCGGTGCTGCACTTGGTGCTGCCGGTGCCGGTGCGCTTGGCTTGCCTACTGGACCGGGTGCTGTCGCTGCTGGTCTGGCTGGCGGCTTTGGCGGTGCAGCGCTTGGATCCACGATTGGTGAGAAGATTCAAAACGCGCTATATCCTGATGCAGTACTGCTCGCACAGCAGGCTCGTTCTGTCCGTAATCCCGGCGCAGTACAGCTTGGTGACCTAGCGTCACAGGCTGTGTTCATGCGGCCCAGCATCAGTCAGCTGCGTGACGCAGGTCGTGGCGTTCGCGCATTGGCTACTATGCCGGGCTTCGCTAGGCTTCGTCCGGCGCAGACTGGTGCGCTTACGGACGTTGCTACTGGCGGTCTTATCGAAGCAGGTTCTACGATGGCGCAAGGAGGAGATCTTAGCGAGATCCTCAAGAATGCAGCCATTGGTACGCTGTTCTCTAATCCTTCTGGTATCACGAAGACCATGACTCGTGGGGTTTTCAAGCCTCACGTTGCCGACGTCGGTCTGCGCGATGCAGTAAATCCTGCTGACCTTCTCGCTAAGCCTACCGAACCAACGGTAGAGAAGCCTCGTGAAGTTAATCCTGAACTGTTGAAGGCTTACGTTAAGCAACAGCAGGCGGACGCTAAGCTGGCTCAACAGCTTGCTGCGCTTAAAGCTAATCAGGAAGCTGCTGCGAAGAAGGCACAGATCGACGCTGAGCAAGGCATTGGCATTGAACAGCCGTTGCCTGCGCAGGACTATGTGTTGCCTCCTGATCCTAACTCGTTCGAAGCTCGCTTCCTCCGTTCACAGGCTGTTGAGCCTGATGTGGAAATTACGCTTGATCCTCAGGCTCCTAAGCCGCAGCCTAAGCCTCCTGTTATCCTCGAACCCGGAACTCCGGGCGCACTTGATCAGGAGCTTGGTACGCGCATGACGAAGCCTTTCTTCGATTGGTGGGCCAATAATGCCAAAGAGAACTACCGTACGCGCATGACTGCTGGTCGTCCGACTGGCGACCAAGGACAGTCGGTCGCAGGCGTTACGCAAGGCACTCGCGGACCTGATGGCAAACGAGACATTACCATTGACAAGAACGCGTATACCGATACTGCGCCGCACGAACTTACGCACGGAATGATTTTGGATGTGCTCCAGCATGGTAAGAAGGGTGAGCAAGCTGAGATGCGCAGGTTGCTCAAGGCTGCTGGAGTAGAGGAAGAAGCCTTTGTGCAAGGTGTTGGGGAAGATGTCGTGCGCAGGTTCATGGACAAGACTGACGACTCTTGGCGCAGCGACTTTGTGTCGTTTATGAAGTACAAGTTCGGCAAAGCATCTCCTGAGGATGCTCGCCGGATTATGTCGAACACTATGCTTCGGGGCGGCGGACCTAAGGGTGTGTCGAAGATTGTGGCGAAACCTACGCAGGAAGTTGAGGAGAAGCCTCCTGTTATGCCTGAGCCTCCCAAGCAAGAAGTTAATGCTGAGGAGATGGCTAAGACTTATCAGCCTGTTGAACAGGAAGCGACTCCTGTCAATGAGGAGTTCAATAGGTCCATGCAGGAGACACGCGATAGGATGCGTGTTGATGAGATGAATAGGCAGAACGCACAGAAGGTTGAAGGTGTGCGTGGTGAACCTGTCGAGGTGCCAGTGCGTAGGCCTGTGCCTGTGGCAGAGCCTGCGCCTGTTGAGCCTGTTATGCGTGAGGAGCCTCCAGCGATGGAGTCTCCCGTGCAAGAAGCTGAACAGCCCATTGATCTAGCGCAACCTAGATCTGCTGAGCTTGTCAATCAACCTCAGCCTAATAGACCTGTTGGTTCAGCACGTCGTGGTGCTGAGCGTGTCGCGGCTAAGGAGTTTTCTAAACTTAAGCGCGAGGTTCGCAATATTGATCCGGCGGAACTTACTGACGTTGACCGTCCAGTCTCGCGTACCTATTCTGGTGTATCAATTCCTGCCAATGTTCGTCGGGGTCGCGTTGTGTCTGAGAATCAACGCGAATCTGCTGCTGACCTTGAGGCTCGCAGGATTGAGGCTGAGTTGGCCGGTGAGGAGAGGCCGAGGTATCAGGAGAAAAGTCCAGAAGACAAGACCTTCTCTACTGACTTCGAGAAGGAACTCTCCAAGGATGCTCCGTTCAAGATTCAAGCTTCCAAGGACGGTCGACTGAACCGTAACGACATTAAGGCTGCTGTGTCTAAGCTTAATCCTACCGAGCAGGAGATGCTCAAGGAAGCTGGGCTTGAGCAGTATTTGACGAAGGTTGCACGTCCTACTAAGGAAGAGCTGATGGCTTGGGCGGAAGAGAATATTCCGAGGGTGGAGGTTAAGGAGTTGTATGCCACTAGGGATGCGCAAACGAATGCGAGGCAAGCTAAACTTGAAGAACGCATGGCGGATATTAGGCATAAACTTGATACACAATATGCTATCCCGCTTTCTACCTATAACGAAGCTAGGTGGGAGCATAGTCAGTTTGACGCGCTAGAGATTGCAAAGCGTGGTATGTCTGCACAGGCTGCGTCAGATTTTGATTTACTGATTAATGAACGGGCTGACATTGAATTTGAGTTGTCCGGTTTTGAGTTCGATAATAGATTACGAAACAACGACTCAGCCACACGCGCCTACACCCAAGTCAACCCTCGCGAACTCAAGGACATGCCGGGTGCGGTGGACTTGTTGGTGAGGATGCCGACTAAGTACAACGAGCGTGAACTGGAACGCTATGAGTGGTCACCTACAACTAAGGATGTGATCCTTGACGGCAAGGCAACAGGGCAAAAGATGGAAGAGGCCGAGTTCTCAAAGTTCTTGAAGGATGTGCATAAAGGCACAATCCCAAAGTATCCAGCGAAGAATACACATTATGGTCAATCCGGCGACAACCTCCTCGCACACGTTCGCGCCTACGAGCACACGATGCCCGACGGTGAGCGCGTGTTGCGTGTGTTTGAGGTGCAGAGTGATTGGGCGCAGGCGAGGAGGCGATACGAGGCTGAGATGCCTAAGATTGAATCTCTTGACAAGCTCCCAGAAGGTTGGAGGTTGAAGAATTATCCTTATGGCTCTGACACGTATGTACTGGTTGATCAGAATGATACCGGCGTAACTGTACCGAAAATCGAAAGTGAAGTCTTGGCTGATTATGCAGAGCGTCGCGCAACATATCTGACACAAAAGCCAATACACAGTGGTCAAACTCCAGGTGACCCTCTCCTCGCCCAGCATCAGCGCCTTGCACTCAAGGCCGCTATCGAACATGCGCGCAAGCGTGGAATCAAGCGTGTGGTGATTGATGACGCTGAGACTGCGATGTTGACGGAGGGGCATGATAGGTATTCAGATTCATATCTTGAGCCTACCAAGAATAATATTGATCGCATGATTGCGAGCAATGAGTCCACACGTGACATTGAAAAGCTTAAGCGCGGTGAACGCATTAAGCTTGGGCAGGATAATCCGACGATCAGAAAATGGCGTGAAGAAGGTTTCGACATTACGCAAACTATCTCCCAAGAACGCGGAATGCGCCTCGCCTACGACAACGTCCTCCAGCAGCAGATGCGCGACCTCGCTGGCGATGGAATGAAGGTTGAGCTTGGGGAGCATAAGAATGCGATTGACAAGGGCCCAAGAGACATTGTTGAGCGTATGCCTTGGGTCGCTGAAAGTGAAGTGGAGACACGTCATTTCGCATCAGAAGCTGAAGCACGTGAAGCCGCCAGAAACTTGACTGCGCGTAGCACTCGTGGTCATGTATGGGAAGCTAAGCCTAATCCGGAGTTGGTTAACGTTGGTAAGCCTCGCCAAGACCTAATCTTCAAAAACCCAGACGGCACACCAAAGACAACCTCCACCGGTTACGTCTACGATGTCACCGCGCCTCAAGCACGACGCGAGGCTGGCGAACCGTTTAGCTATGCTGGCCGACGCTACCAACAATTCGGACCTAACCGTCCTACCTCAGGTCTCCCAGACGCAGAAGGTCGCCTGTCTGCCTCACCGTTCGAGTCTGCTTCCCAGAAAGCTGCTCGTTCTTCCAATCCTGTAATGCGCACAGTTGGCCGTGCGCTTACTGAACTGTTCCCTGCGCAACGTGCAATGCGTGGTAAGTACCGTGCGCTAGTGGAGTCATTCCAGAATCTTGACACCAAGGACAAGGACCTTCTCTACAAGATCCTCATTGACGAGTACCGTGCAGGTAAGACTGCTCCAGGTACCGTTCCGGCGCGCCTACGGAAAGAGTACAACGATGTGCGCAAAACGCTTCGTCAGATGCGCGACGACCAGATCGCTGCAGGACAACGTAATGCGGACGGCGCTGTGCCTGGCATTGATGATTCGTACTTCCCGAACGTGGTTGATCCTTCGGTGCGCAAGACGATTGTTGACGAGATTGACTCGCCAAGATTTCGGCAGTTGAAGAAGGAGTTTGTGGATTTCAACCAAGCGCACTTGGTAAACAATAAAGGCTTATCGTCTGCGAAAGCTGTCGAAGAAGCTAATAAGTTCTTCAATCGCTTCATTGGTACATTGAACAAACAACCAGTCGAAGGCGCTTTTGACTTCGGTGCAGTAGTGCTTCCCGAAGGTTCTCGCCTTCCGGACAACTGGTTACATAGTGATCCTGCCGAGGCTATGTCACAGTATGTGCGTGACTGGTCTCGTTCGCGTACGTTCCATGACATTGTCCAGACGAACGAAGATGTGATGGCTGGACTTGGACAGGAAGAGTTCTTCGTGAACGGCAAGAAAACTCCTGTTAAGAATCGTGTTGCGTCGCCTGTCGTAAAGGACAATAACATCTTGCACTTGCTTAACGAAGCTGTCGGCATTCGCCGGGGTTCGCAAGACAAGATCACAGGTGCGATTGGCCGTGCGGCTTCGGCTGCGTGGCTGGCTAATCCTATCACCCGTTCCGTAGACATTGCAACGTCATTGTTCAAAGGTCTAGGAATGGTTACTCCTACGCAGATTCCTGGACTGATTAGCAATATGCGCAATATCGGTAAGTCTTACGAGCGCGCGCACGACACAGGCTGGATCCGTGAAGACGGCAATACAGTGATTGGTGAAGTGCTTGGCGCTGGCGAGGCATTCAGCAATGGCGTAGACAAGTTCAGCAAAGGACTGTCTAAGTACACAGGCTCGGAGAAGTTGGAAAACTTTGGCCGAGGCTTGTCACAGAATATTGGTGAGTACATTGCACGGACCAATAAGGTTCTGGCACAGTCTGGGAATAAGAGGTCCGCGGACTTCCTCGACCGCGTTGCTCCTAACTGGCGCACTCTGTCCGAGGCAGAACTCGGCACTCGTATTGGTCAACTGTTCCAAGGACGCTACGATGCCACGAACCTTCCTCAGTGGTTGAGCGACTCTCCTGCTGCACCGTTCTTCTCTCTCGCACGTTGGAATATCGAACAGTGGAATAACTTCCGTGAGTTCGCTATTAAGCCTGCGCGCAATGGAGATCCTGTGCCTTTGATTTCTATGCTTGTGGCAGGGCTTGCTGGCGGCGTAGGGATCAAGGAGATTCGTGAAGCCTTGAGTGGACGGAAGTCTAAGATCGCTACGTTGAAGGAAATTGCCGAAGCGCCTGAAGGTTCTGCGAAGTATAAGGAGATGGTAAGGTATGCAGGCAATCTTGCTCAGTTGAGCGGTACTATTGGTATCGTTGGAGAGCTTGGCGTTATGGCACTTGACGCCGCAAGCAAGGACAGGCCCGCTGCTCCTACAATGCCTGCACTGCAAATAACCAGTGACATTATTCCTCGTCTGATCGCTGCCGGAAATGCTATGATGGACGGGCAAGATCCATTGACTGTAATGGCACAAGTCAGCCGCGATATCGGTAATGAGCATGTGTCGGCTTATCGGTTCTTGGAAGGTATGGCTGCACGAACTGGAGTGTCTGATTTTGCGAAGGCAGAATTGGACGCAGCCAACGATCGTCGCGACTTCCGTGTCGGTAAGCGTATGCGTGATGAACCTATCCGTGCCGCGGTTGAGTTGCCTATCAACTATGACAACGCAGAAGAGCGTTGGATGGAAGGGGAACGTGATCCTGTTAAGCGTCTGCAACTGGCGCGAGAATTGAAAGCTAAGATCAAACAGGATCCTGATAAAGATAGTCGCGAACGTAAGATGCGAGCAGCGGCCGCCAGCCGTCCTAGCTATCTACCATCTAAGGACAATGATCCGAAAGCGTTCCGCGAACAGTTGGACTTTGTGCGGCGCACGCAAGGTCCGGAGAAAGCAGAAGATCTGAGGCTTAGGTATCTGAGGGATAAGAGGAACTCTGACAAGCAACGGCAGATGTTCAAGTAAACGAATCTAAGTAACGAAAAAGGCCCACTCTTTCGAGTGGGCCTTGTTGTTTGTGGGATTAGGCGAGCGTGATCTTCAACTTGCGCGGAGGCTCGCAGGTCCTACCTTTACCAACCTGAACAAATCCCTTATCAAAAATGATATCGACGTAGAAGTCTACATTGTCATTGCTTCTGAACTGCGCAAACTCTTCGTTAATTTCGCTGAGGTAATAGTCGTCGTAGGCTTTTCCAATCGCGTTGAACACCTGCTTGAACAGGTCAACACCCGGCTCTTCCTGTGCAGGTTCAACAGGAGCCTTTGTTAGAAGTGCAGTAGCGTCTTCTTCCGAAACAGCAGACCAGTTCTGGAGTTCTCCGAAGCTGTCGAATTCGAGAGGATGGCTGATCTTGTGTGGGCCAACGATGTCTGCACAATCAGTAGGCGCGAGGACCAGTGCGCCATCGGCCTTCTCGAACAGTCGATAGATACCAGAGTCTTCCTTGACCATGGCAATCAACGTGTACAGCGTGTGCCCCAAGTCACGCATGCTGTCCCATCCGATAGGCAAACCACGGACAGACAAGATTGTGACGTTATTGGCTTCCTTAACTCTGCTAATCAATTCTGTCGTTTTCATTATTGATACCTTTCTTATGGATGTAGTAACCGATGAGTGTTCCGATGATGGTGAAAGTAGGTGCGATTAGGATGGCAAAACAGATGATGAGGACTGTGTTGGACATGCTTTTTGGTATTGGCTGAGTTTCTCTTGTGTCTCTGCTCGGAAGATAGCTTCTTGTGCTATCTGTGTGACCAGTCCTTTACCGCTAAGGCTTGGTCCTGAATACATAATGGTAGTAGCGCCTGTGGGTCCGACGGCTTCCTTGATATTATCGTTGTAGCCGTGACCTTTTTGCTCCTCGCCCAACTCAATCCCTGCACCACACGCAAGATAACCAATCCCATCAACCCAAGAATCCTTGTGCGTAGGATTGTGAGCCAGTCGTGCCACTTTCATAAGCAGCATCATCTGCGCTACGTCCGTGGGTGTGATAGGCGCACCAACATCCTTAGGCCGGATGCCTAGGTAAGCTGTCCACAGTTCAGCAATCCTCCGGAAGTTATCCTCCGGCTTACCATACGTCGAGTTGCGATCATGCAACACACACTTCTTCGCTTCGTCTAACACGTTCTCTCTTACTTGTGCATCGTTCATATAATACTGAATTTAGTACCGTCTTGTTTGATTCTTCCTGAAAGTTCTAGATATTCCAATGCTTCGTCTATCTGTTTCATTTCCCAGTCTGCAAAGAAATGAGGGATAAGTTCTTTCTGGTCTACTGTTCCGCGTTTCCTTATGTAATTCAAGATACCGCCAGCAGCCACAGAAATCATGTTCGGCGCAGACTGCTCGTAAGCGAAATGCCTTAGCATCTCGTAGGAATGTAGCTGTCTAATAGCTGCTTCCAGTGTCTCTGCAGAAATAGGAGTTACCAACTTCTCTGCTGGTTCACCTTCCGCAAAGTGCATAGCAATGGCATACTTCTGCCACTGTGGTTGTTTGTTGTCATTGTAAGATTCACAGATCGAATGATGGTTTACGTTCGTCTTGTTCTTGTCAATCCAGTAAGCTTGTCCTAAGGCTTTAGCTTCTGGCGTAAATGATACCTTACCGCAGATTTCAGTAAGCTTCTTTACATGTTGTGCAAGAAGCATTGCTGCTTCTATTGCTTCCTTAGAAGCTTCTGGGATAAGGAATTGTTCGAACTCATTCTTCTCTGCGTAGACTACGATCAGTCGTCGATCAAGTCCAGTGCCGACAACGTCGTATTTTCTAAGCGTTCTTACATCGTCGGGAGTACAGCCTGCGATGAAGGAGAGAAGCGGGTTGGCCAAGGCTTTTTCTCCGTGTGAGAAGGTGTCGCGGTTGTAATCTGTTCCTGTCCACATGGAACAGAAGAACTTAACGGCGTTCGTGGCTTCCTTATGGAAGAATGAGATAAACTCATCGAGTTCCATTCGGATACACGAATAGGCATATGGTTGTTCTTTAGCTGGTGTGATGTAAGTGCTTCCTTGATAGGTTGTCCTTACGTTGTCCGCCAGCTTGTGTGCTAGTTTCTCGTACGAGCCGGAGTCTGGACCGGTAGAAAGAAATGGTTTGTCGGGGTACTTTGGGTCCTTAACGGCATTAAGGATTGTCTTTGCTGCACCTGTGGCGAGCCCTTTGCCAACGCCTGCCTTGGCACACAGGAGCACGTATTGGTTAGGGAAAACAGAAGCATGGCCAGAACCAAGCCAGACACGTCGCTCCATAGCTGCGCCGACCATGTAGTAGAAGGCAGCATCGAGGAATTGTTTTGGGCTGTGTAACCGTGAGGTGTAGATGCGCCAGAGTTCATAGTTCGTCATTGGGGCTTGAGGAGTAGGGCTACAGTAGCGTCGTCTACAATCTCAGCAGAGACGACAATCATATTCATGTAGGTGCCGCCGGGCTTTACTCGCAGTTCGTTAAGGGCCATCTCTCCGTTTGAAGACACCAAGATAGTATTAGGCTCACGGCCGAACTGCGAAGTAAAAGCCTGACGGGCTGACAATATTACAGTCTGGATTCTTGGTGTCATGGGTTAGACTGGCCAGACGTAGGCAGTGATGTGCGAATAAGGAGCAAACAGTGCGTAGTGGGCTGGGTCCTTATGATAGAGCATTGCCTTGTGGGAGTCGAGGACGTCTTGGTTGTAACACCACGAAGGGTAGACTAGTTTCGTATGCCCAATCTCTACGAGTTCAGGGAACTCTTCAAATAACTTGTCACTGATTGTATCGGTAAAGTTCTTTGCTGCCCAGATTTCACAAGCTGTAAGTGTGTAATCCAGCAGTTCAGGTTCATATCCACGCCACATCTTAACTGCTGGATGATCTTTCCAACCATTAGAATAGCCTTGCAATGTGCGTAGAATCTGATAACCTTCTACACGTTGCTTACCCAGTCGCCTCGTGTCTAGTACACCAAGTGATGTCTTAGCATCACTGAAAGGAAAAAACGTTTGCATATCAATTATTCTTCAACCATTCAGCCATGTCGCGCATACCTTCAGGATTCTCGTTTCCATATGCGCCCCAGTTACGTCCGATCTGTACCTCCGAGTTCATCGTGAAGTCACAGTCGTGTCCGCGCATGGTAACCTTCATCGCATTTTGTATGAAAGCACCTGCTGTGCCTGCGTCTCGTTTATGAACGAGGACCGCGGCGGAGTCGTGTTTATTCGAACAGGTACAGTATCCTGCCGCTCTGGCTTTACGGATTGTTTGGTGGGTAATGCAGCCAACCGTTGACTGAGGTATCCAAGATATACCTTCGCGGATATATGAATCATTTATGCCTCTCAGGAAATGTCGTTCGTAGCCTAGAAGATTAACCAACCTGCGTTCGGAACGGATACGGTATTCAATCTCATCCTGCCATTCGACGACTTCAGGAAACAGGATCTTGAACTTATGGAGAAAGAGTTCGCATTCCCGAAGCGTAAGCTTGAGCTTTCCTTTCGATTGTTTAAGGTTAGCATTCCTAAATGTACGCGGACCCATTTTATAGGACGAACCATGTGCTGTGCGTTTACCGATGTCATAAGGTTTACCAGAGGATTTGACAAGTTTATGTAAGCGTGGCCAGTCAGGATGTTTAACGAACTCGGCAGGCTCTTCGTTGAGGAACGGAGAGTTCGGAAGTAGGTTAAACAGTTCAGGGAACAGGTGCATAGCCAGATAGGTGTGTGGCTTTACACCGTTCTCGAACAGTGCGCGATAGCGGCCCGGGCGCGATAGGTACGCTACGATAAGGGCCTCGGCGCCAGATTGGTCAGCCTGTACAATGACATGGTCTGGCGGCGCTTCGAGGTGATCGAGGGTTTGTTTGTCCGGGTTCTGTAGGTTCAGTCCATAGCTACCGAAGTATTGGGTAGCTGACAGGCGGAATGAACGGGTACCTGCTTGTTTGTAGCAGGTGATTGCTCGAAGGCGTGGGATCATATTACTCTGCGTTCGCTAGGCATCTCTGACATATTCCCTCTCCGTCTAAGGTTTCACTGATTTCGTTCTTCTCACACATCTTACAGAGTGGAGGCTGTGGTTTGTCGCCGAAGTGTTTCTCTATGTCTTTGTGGGTGCAGCCGGGAGGTAGGTCCCAGCCGAAAACGAGTTGTGTACGTGTGGGCATATTAGGATTCCTCGTATAACCAAGTCCAATGTGCGCGAATCAACAAACCGTATTTGCGTTGAACTTCATCTGCTGAGACTTGTATAGTCTTGCGAAAATTGAAAGGCTCATTATAGTACGACGCAAAGATTCGTTCAGGTCGTCGGACATGCATTATAGCATAAGGCGGTTCGTCACCTTCATACACGCATTTATGTAGCTTAACAAAGCCATCTTTATTGAGTAAGATTACATAGGCTATTTGTTTAGGCATTAGGTTCACTTGCCCTCCATAATCTTTGCCTCAGCGGCACGGTCACGGTCGGCTTCTTCGAGAGTTTCTGCATAGGACTTAGTAGCTCCGGCAGAACGAGCAGTAAGTTTAGCGATGTTAGCTTCGTAGATTTCCTCGATAGGAATCTTGAAATACATAGCCACCCGCACACTGTTCTTGAACATAGTGTCTGCCAGTGCATTGATAGCTGCCTCGCTAGGTGTCTTGTTACCGATAAGCCAACGCTTGGCTAGGTTGGCGCCTTCTGCCTGACTAACACCACCTTCGGCTGACAGGTCCGGTTCGTGGTCAGTGAGGCGCGACAAGATAGCAATGTACCAGAACTGATCGCCAAGCTCCTCCTTAATGTTTGGGAGATTGTTGGTATCAACTGCGGTCTCCAGTTCGCCAAACTCAGAACAGTAGCCAAGATAGGCGTGTGTGAAGCGCAAAGATCGCGCATCATTTCTGGTCAGTTCAAACTTCTCTGTTGCTGCCGTGAATTCTTTCCATGTCATAGGATTCTAATGTAAGCTATCGTTATGCCTAGAGGTCAAGACCAATGTAAGATGGATTCAATGGGATTCCATCAGGTGATAGAGAAAGGTATTTGATTTTAATGCGCTTAGGAGGATTGTGTATGAACTCTGCACGTTCTTCGAAAGAGAAGCCAGAGCCTACGGAGACTGTGGTGTTGTTGAAACGGCAGACTAGATTGCCGAGTACGTCGTGGTAGGAAGAGGTGGGTGTGCCGCGTTCTGCACGAAGGACATCGAGTTCACAGTCTTTCCAGAACTTGTACTTTAGGACGTTGCCTGATTCGCCGGATTGGTAGATGCCTGGAGAGTAACGGAAGACTTTGCCATCGCAGTTCTCATTGTCTATGAAACCACTGCCCATCACAAGCCAGCCTCCGATAATCGTAGGCTCAGGATGCGCGCACAAAAACCTTGCTCTGTTTGTCCACGGGCCACCAAAGTACGGTGCGTCAAAAGGGACATACATTAGGTGCTTATGATAAGGCGCAGGTTCGTCACGTTCGTGTGATAGTGCGCCGCATATCTGCTGGAGAGTAATCCTTGGTGCCCAGATCTCTCCGTCAAAAGCATGCTTGAAGATGCTGTACTTGCGGTACAGTTCTGGAATTAGGTGTTCCTTGAAAGCTATGCCACGTTTAGAAAAGAACTTCTTGCGCGAAGGATCCCAGCGAGCAAAGACACCGTTAAGCTTAGGATAGGATTCCCAGCGAGGATTATCCTCGTAGACGCGTGCGTCTTCTGCAGAAATCTCCACAGGTCGCATAATAGACCGTGCGACCGATTCGTTTTTCTCTTGTTTTATCATCGTGCTTTAGGTTGAATGAATGGTTCGTATCCGAGAGAAGATAGACGCTTAGAGGTCTCCTTGATTTCAAGTAGGAACTGTAGCGCTACATTCTTTGGATGATCTGCGAGAAGTTTGTAAAGAGTGGTTGCGTCGGTGGCAGGTGCGCCAGAGTCTGTGGTATCACGGACAGGATACAGTAGACCTTCGTATAGCCAAGAGCCTACCTGCTTACCGGAGTTAGGGTTGAAGTTTGGATCTCCTGTTAGGATACGGAACACACGGGTAAGCTGATCGAGTTCGCGGCGCAGTCGGAGCTTATGTGCGAGGAGCTTAGCGTTGTTAATGTAGAAGCCTACGAGTCCTGTGAAGATATAGTCAGCGATTGATTCACAGACAGAGAGAGCAGAAGGATTAAGTGGTAGCATTGCCTTGTGTACTTCGCGCAAAGCGTAAACGTCACGGGCATTGTACGCAAGAAGCTGAGCCTGTTGCTGAAAGTTATGCGGCGTAAACGTACCGGCTTCGTCCTTGTGGTAAGGTAGGTTCGTCAGTGCTTGGATTACGTGCGCAAGGGACTTATCGGCTTCCGGGAACATACGGTGCCAGATAAGCATAGTGTCTTGGATGTTCTGTCCATGGGTGATGGAGTGGAACATTGCAAGGAAAGGCAGATCAAAGTTCGCATTGTGGATTACGACTGTGTAGCGTTTCAGTGCACGGACAAGCCAGACCATAGAACGAATGGCGTCGGGCGTGAGGTTACCTTTGTAGTCGTAGATAGTTTGTGCGAACACTGAGCCGGTGTCGAAGGCTACGGAGATACACTGCAAGGTGTCGGACGGCGGGTGTGACTCGATGTCTAAGTAGAGGTATGTGGAGTCTGGGAATCCTGCGTGCCAGAGAGGCTCGGTGCGAACATGATATGGCGTATGTTTGTATGTAGTGAAGAGCTTGTCAATGTGTACAGCGATCCAGAAACGATAGTTCGCACGGTTGGTGATGGCTGAGTCTTTACCGGTACCTCCATCGTCTTCTTCGTCGCCCGCGTCGAAGCCGTCATTCTCGATCTTTCGTACGTCTTCGGCGTCCTGCGGATG